AGAGCCTCAGAACTGGTGGTGTGACGAGGCCGGAACTGCGACCGTTGAAGACGGTTCTATTGCGGCGATGACGCTGCGCGGCGAACTCACGGCCGCCCAGATTCGGGCGCTGGATTGAGGCCCAACGGGCCGGTTCAGGGGCCGCCGTAGGCGGTCCCTTGGAACCGGGTGTTAGGCGGCTGGTGGACGAAGCAAAGAAAGGATGAGTGCAATGGACACGGTACAAATCATGACGCTGGCGAAACTGGCCGGACATTGGCAGGCTGAAGCTGATAGCGGAGCCGGCAGCCAAGATCGGCGCACCGCACTGCGCGAGTGCGCCGACACCTTGCGCATGCTGTGTGAGGTGCGGTTCGAGGACTGCCCGCATGCGGCGCCGCATCGCTACTGCGCCGAGTGCCCAGTGAAACCCTGTCCGATTGGCTTGGGGCAGCGCTGATGGCATGCACACACACGCGATGGGTCTACGACCCGCCCTACGAGGACGACTGGACGGGCGAGTGGATCACGCCGGAGCCCCGCGAGGTTGGCACGTCCGTGGACATCGACACCGGCCGCTTCCGCTGCACCCAGTGTGGCGAGGTCGGCTACTACACGGGCCTGTGGCGCGACTTTCACGAAAGGGGCATCCCGTGCCCGGGTTCGGATGGGGTGCGCCGCGGGCCGCCTAACGTGGAGGTAAGCGGGTGACGCCCATGCAAAGCAACGAACAACCACCGACGCCTGCCGGCGGCACTCCGCTTGACCGCAGGGTTAGGCGTGTTGTGTGCGCCGCCATACGCGCCGCAGACGGAACGCTGCTGCTTGGCGTGCGCCACTACAGCCGCGACATGCACGAACAGATTGCGGCCAGGCGCGACGGCGAGAAGTTCAAGCACCGGCACGACGAAGACCAAGGGTTCGTTGACCAGTGGGGCGTTTACATGACCCGCGAGGAAGCGTACCGCGTGGCCGATGAGCAGGGCCAGATTTGGGACTGGCGCGCGTGCGGCAACGGCCTGGAAGGCCGCAAGCTGTACTCCGAGGGGCTGTATTGAACACGCCTAACGTTCGAGTGGAGGCGACCAAGGAGGCGCCGCGATGATGGACACCGACCAGAACTCACCCGCCGACGCGGGTCGCCTCGCACGAGGGGTTGTGCCGCCGGCCCCGAAGCGGGTGCAACTCTCGCGCGTCAAAGGCTGGCGCATGCCGAACAACACCGTTAAGGTGGACCGCAGCACCCGTTGGGGCAATCCGTACAAGACGCACAGCGACGGATATCCGATGACGCCAGAGGTGGCAGTCGGATGTTTCTCGGCGCTGCTGAGGGGTGACTCTGCTGGCTGGGTGATGCGCGACACACTCACGACGCCCCACGACGTAAAAACGCTGCTGCGCGGCAAGAACCTGGCGTGCTGGTGCGCGCTGGATCAGCCCTGCCATGCCGACGTGCTGATGCGGCTGGCGAACGACGAGCGGCACAACGTTGCAATTAAGCGGCTGCCGTAGGCAGTCCGCTTGAATTGCGTGTTCGGCTTCACTGGTGGCGCACAACGACTGATGACTATGAACTACGACGACTACGTACAAACGAAACTCTCTCGCGTGCCACCGACCGGCATACCGCACGGCGCCTACATGCCAGATCACGGCCTGTTCCCGCATCAATGCGCGCTGGTGTCGTGGGCGTGCAAGCGTGGACGCGCCGCGATCTTTGCAGACACCGGGCTAGGCAAGAGCCGCATGCAACTAGCGTGGGCTGAGGCCGTGCGGCTGCACACTGGCCGCCCCGTGCTGATTCTTGCCCCGCTGGCCGTGGCACCGCAGACGGTGGCCGAGGGCGCCGAGATTGGCGTGAGCGTGCTGCACTGCCGCGATGGCAGCGACTATGACCCGAGCGAAGGCGCGCGGATCTGCATCACGAACTATGACCGCCTGCATCGGTTTGATTGCTCGATCTTCGGGGCCGTGGTGCTGGACGAGTCGAGCTGCATCAAGCACCACGACGCCAAGACGCTGCGCACGTTGCTGACTGCGTTTCGGGATACGCCTTTCAAGCTGTGCGCCACCGCCACGCCAGCGCCGAACGACTGGACCGAGCTAGGCACCCATGCCGAGTTCCTGGGCGTTTGCACGCGCGCCGAGATGCTGGCGGAGTACTTCACGCACGACGGCGGAGACACCAGCGTATGGCGCCTCAAGGGCCACGCGCGGCACATTTTCTGGCAGTGGGTGAGCCAGTGGGGCGCGATGGTGCGCCGGCCGTCTGATCTTGGTTTCGATGACTCTGCCTACGCGCTGCCGCCGTTGCATTTGCACGAGCACACCGTCGAGACTGAAATGCCGCTGAACGGGATGCTGTTCGCCGCCGAGGCGCAGACGTTGAGCGAGCGCCGAGACGCGCGCCGCATGTCAACAGCTGACCGCGTCCGCGACTGCGCCGCGATTGTGAACAGCGAGGCGGCCGAGCCGTGGGTGGTGTGGTGCGACCTGAACGCCGAAGGCGATGCACTCACCAAGGCCATCAATGGTGCGGTGCAGATTGCTGGCGCCGACAGTACGGAAGTGAAGGAACAACGCCTGGCCGACTTTGCGGCTGGCCGGTTCCGCGTGCTGGTGAGCAAGCCGAGCATCTGCGGCTTTGGCTTGAACTGGCAGCACTCGGCGCGCATGGCCTTCGTGGGCGTGACTGACAGCTTCGAGGCCTATTACCAGGCCGTGCGACGGTGCTGGCGCTTCGGGCAGCGGCGTGATGTGCATGTGCATGTCTTTGCTTCATCGTCCGAGGGCGCGGTGGTGGCGAACCTGAAGCGCAAGGAACGTGACGCCACCAAGATGGCCGAGAGCCTGAGCCAGGAAACCAGAGATGCCGTGATGCAGGAAGTGACAGGCACTACGCGGCAAACCAATATCCACAACGCAAGCCAGCGCGTGACCGTGCCGGCATTCTTGAAAGTAGCAGCATGAATTGCATCGACCAGATCGTGACCGACCGCTACGCCGCATATCACGGCGACTGCGTGGAAGTGTTGAAGGGCCTGCCGGCCGCAAGCATCGGCTATTCGATCTTCTCGCCACCGTTCGCCAGCCTCTACACCTACAGCAACAGCCCGCGCGACATGGGCAACGTGCGCGACGATGCCGAGTTCTTCGAGCATCTGGACTTTCTCATCGCCGAGCTGCGGCGCGTGATGAAGCCCGGCAGAAACATCAGCTTTCACTGCATGGACATGCCCAGCAGCAAAGAGCGCGACGGCGTGATCGGCTTGAAGGACTTTCCCGGCGATCTGCTGCGGGCGTTCCAGCGTCATGGATTCATCTTCCATGCCAAGGTGACGATCTGGAAAGACCCGGTGACCGCGATGCAGCGCACCAAGGCGCTGGGCCTGCTGCACAAGAGCGTGCGCGAAAACTCTGCGATGTGCAGGATGGGCATTCCTGACTACCTCATCACGGTGCGCAACCCAGGCGAGCAAGAAGACCGCGTGACGCACGGCGCCGAGTTCCCTGTGGACTTGTGGCAGAAGGTGGCGAGCCCGGTATGGATGGACATCAACCCGAGCGACACTTTGCAATTCCGCAGCGCGCGTGAGCACGACGACGAGCGCCACATCTGCCCGCTTCAGCTTGACGTGATCCGGCGTGGCGTGATGCTTTGGACGAACCCGGGCGACATTGTGCTGTCGCCATTCATGGGCATTGGCAGCGAGGGCTATGTGGCGCTGGAAATGGGCCGGCGCTTTGTCGGCGCCGAACTGAAAGCCAGCTACTACGCGCAGGCTGCGGCCAATCTTGCGGCCGCCACCGCAAAGACCGAAGACCTCTTCGCTGCTTGAGCGCGGGGTATTAGTGAAGCCGAACTTGAATTCGACCGCGAAACCTGCGGCGTAACACCGGCAGCACCCCATGCCCACCTCGGAAGCGAACGTTACGCGCCGCAGCGCGCCGCTACTGCGCGAGGCGCCGGCACGCACCCAGTCGCCGGCTCCTCAGCGCGAGCTCGGCGGCATCGCTCCTGGCCAGCCGGGCTACCTGCACCAGCAGGTCATCGCCGCGATCCGCGTGCGGCACTACAGCCGCTGCACCGAGCAGGCCTACTGGCGCTGGGCGGCCCAGTTTGTGCGCTGGGCAGGCAAGCGCCACCCGGCGGAGATGGGCGCCGCAGAGATCCAGCAGTTCCTCAGCTATCTGGCCACCGATCGCGACGTCTCGGCCAGCACGCAGCGCCAGGCGCTGGCGGCGCTCCTCTTCCTGTACCAGAAGGTGCTGGAGATCGACCTGCCTTTCATCGACGGCATCGTGCGCGCCAAGCAGCCGCAACGCCTGCCGGTCGTGCTGACGCGGGACGAGGTCGCGCGCCTGTGGCAGCAGATCCCCGATGCCTGCCCGCGAGGCCTGGTGCTGCGCCTGATGTACGGCACGGGCCTGCGGCTGATGGAAGCGCTAAGGATCCGAGTTCACGACGTCGACTTCGCGACCGGCAGCATCACCGTGCGCGGAGGCAAGGGGGACAAGGACCGCACCGTCATGCTGCCGCGGACCCTTGATGCGCAGCTCCGCGAGACCCTGCGCCAGCGCGAGGCTTGGCACGTCATCGACCAGGCCACCGGCCACGCCGACGTGGAGCTGCCGCACGCGCTGCATCGCAAGTACCCACAGGCCCCGAGGCAGCTGGGCTGGCAGTTCCTGTTCTCGACGCCGGCTTACTGCACCTGCCCCAGGACCGGCGCGATCCGCAGGCATCACCTGCACGAGGACGGCATCCAGCGCTTGATGGCCCGGGCGGTGGCCAAGGCCCGCATCGGCAAGCGCGCGACGCCGCACACGCTGCGCCACAGCTTCGCGACGCACCTGCTGCAGGCCGGCTATGACATCCGAAGCATCCAAACCCTGCTGGGCCATGCCGACGTCGAGACGACCATGATCTACACCCACGTCCTGCCGGCCAGCCAGGGCGGCCGCGGCGTGGTCAGCCCGCTGGACGCACTCCCATGAGCCTCTGGCAGGCCATGTTCCTGGCCGAGCGCTACGGCCGGCTGACCATGACCCTCGACGAGGTCGCGGATCAGATCGGCATCGCCGCCGGCACGATCCGAAACCGCCGCACCGCGGGCGAGTTCGCGTGGCTCAGGCTCGACGGCCGCGAGCTGCGCGCCGACGTGCAGGACGTGGCTCTGTACCTGGCTGAGCAGCGGCGTACTGCTCGTGAAGGGACTCCAGAGACACCGCCACATAGCGAGAGTGAACCTCGTCCGACCGGTGACCCGTCACGGCCTTCCGGGCGTCGGCGTCGAAGCCCAGCTCCCGCAGACGCGACGTAGCCTCCCGCCGCATGTCATGCAGGCGGAGGTCGGGGATGCCGAGCGCTCGCGTCGCCGCGGTGACGTTATCGGTCAGGGTCTCCGGCGCGACTGGGAAGATGCGCGGCTCGCGCGGGCGCCTGGGCTGGCGCTGCACGACTTCCCAGGCATCGCCCAGCAAAGGCACCCATTCGTCGCGCGCTTCGATGCGCCGCGGGTGCTTGCGCTGCCGCACCAGGACGGCACGGCGCAGCTCGTCGAGGTCCTCCCAGGCGATGCGCGCGAGCTCGCCACGACGCAGCCCCGTCACTGCAGCCACCCTTACCGCGTCGGCGACCACCGGCTGCCGCGCGTCGAGGTCGACCAGCAGCCGGGCCAGCTCGTCCTCTGTCGGTCGGCGCGTCCGCCGCTCGCCGCCGCTGATCAGCTGACCGTAGTGCAGGATCGGCCGCGCCAGGCCGACCACGTCCGGCAGAGTAATGCGCAAGTAGGCGGCCGTGTGTCGGATCGCGGTGCCCAGGGCGGACAGCTCCATGTTGATGGTGTACCCGCCAGCCCCTTGCTCCTGCCGCATTCGCGCCCAGCGGGCAAGCGACTGCGGGTCCAGATCGCGAACGCGCTTCACGCCGAGGTCCTCCTCGAGGTGCTGCAGCATGTAGTGGGTGTTGGACGCTGAGGCGACCGCCCGCCCCAGGTCCGCGCGCATGTCGCGGTATCTGCGCAGCAGGTCGGCGACTGTCATCTCGTCGGCATCAAGCGCCGCGGCGCCCTGCTCGATCCCGGACTCAACCCGCCGGGCCCAGGCCTCAGCCTCCCGGCGAGTGTCGAAGGTGCGCGTCATTGCACGATGGCCCCTGCGGCGCACCTGCGCCCGCCACTTGCCACCGATGGGTATGATCGACGCCATGGCCGTAGCACTCCTGTAGCAGTCCTGTAGCACCCGGGTCGTGATTGCCCGTGATGCGTCAGGATGCCACAGGAGGTGGCGGGAGTCCTGAAAACAGCGACCGCAGGCCCTTCCCGCCGTAGTTCAGGGGACCGGCTTACCTATGGAGCGGCAGCCTCGGTAGCACCAGCCGTAGCACTCAGCGCACGACCTGCAGCTCTATCGCCCGAGAGTCCTTGCGCGCCTGGTTGGTCACGATCGACACGATTACGCGACCGCGGGACCCGAGTACGGCAGTGGTCTGGCATCGCACCCACGCCGTGACGCTGCCGCCTGATCGGCTGTCGCTCATCCGTTCGAACGGCCCCTCGACCGTGACGGTGTGCGAGGTGATCGATTCGCCATCGGCCAGCCACGGGCCCTGCTCTTGCGGCGTAGCGGCCCAGTCGACGACATAGTCCAGCTCGGCGCCGGGCCGGATCTGCTTGGGATTGGTGGTCATGGGTGTCTTTCAGGGTTTCGGCACCGCCAGGCGCCGCGCGTTGGCCGCGACGGCAGCGGTTCTGAGGTCGGTCGGGACCGTGACGCGCCGCAGGTCGGTCGACGCCGAAAGCCGGCGAGTTTCGGCGGCCACAGCCAAGCGCCGCTGATCGGCAGCGACCAGCTGCCGACGCGAGGCCGGCGTCGGCGTGATCGCACGCGGCTGGAGGTTGAGCTGGAAGAGCAGCATGGCAGCCGGTCAGACAACAAAGACACCGCCCGCCACTTCAGCCGCCCGTGGCCAGCCACGCCTGGTACTCGGCCCGGGTGGCTGCCTCGTCCCAGTCCGTGCCATCAGCGTTGAGCACTTGGAACACATGCTCGCCGTGTCGAATGTGGGCGATGCTAGGGTTGAAGGTGTCGGGGATCATCAGATGGCCTTTGCGATAGAACCGGCTGTGGTGCGCGCTGCGGCGCCGGCGCCGTTGACGACCAGGAGGCGCCAGTAACGCCAGCTCGGCCGGTGGACGATCTCCGCGTAATGAGCTCCACCAGTCACCGCGGACGCGGCCACAGCTTTGACTCGGCGCCAGTTGGTGTTGTCTCGGCTTACCTCCAGCGCGAGTGTGAAGGTCACGTCTTGCTCGGCGGAGAGCGAAACCTCCTGCGCATAGGTCGCCGCGTTGGCAAAAGCGGTCGCAGTCGCGGTGACTGTGGCGTCCCGGCTGGTGCCGGTGAACGTGGCGCCCGCGCCCAGCGCCGTGCTGGTGTCGTCGTACCAGATGCCAGCACCGGCCAGGAAGCCTGCTCGCACCGTCGCGGCGGCCAACGTTGCGGTCAACGATCCCGAAACCTGCGCCAGCAGGTTGGCCGCGGTGTTGCTGGCGACAAGCTGCGCTGCGCCAGTCCACGGCTCGGTACTCAGCCGGCTGAACGCCCGGATCGAGCCACCTGTGATCGTCGTGGCGATGCGCAGGCGCAGGAAGTTGCAGCGAATAGGGAACGTGTAGACGATCTGAGAAGCAGATGCAGTGATGGCCGCCGTGATGGGAACGCCTGTCACCAGCGCCGCGTTGAACACCGGCAGCGCGACCCAGCTAGTCCCGTCGTTGCTCTGCTCGAAAATGAACGTCCCACCGGTCCCGGTCGACACCACCTGCACCGACGCGGCGCGGTAGCCCGCGACGCTTAAGCCGGCCGCGCCAGCGGTCGGCGCCAGGATGTTGTTGACCACGGCCGTCTGCGCGGCGGCGCCAGTCAGGACCAGCGGCAACTCCGTCACCGGCTGGGTGCCCGTGGAGTCAGAGTCGCCCAGCGAGCCGAAAGCGCAGTTCAGGTTGAAGGTCGTCGTGGTCGCCGCGCCTGTGTTCTGTGCGATAACCCGCAGGAAGTTGCCGTTGATGGTCAACGATCGGGCAAAGTTCGCGCTGGCCGGCACGTAGAAGACGATGTCCGGCACGGCGAAGGTGCCCGCCAGGTCGATGAACTGCCGCACCGTGACCGTCATCGGCTGGTCGCTCGTCATCAGGATCGAAAGCGAGGGCTGGTCCTGCGGCGCCTCGATGTCACCCGTGAAAGACGCGCCGGCCGCGAGTTGCGTGGTGCTGCTGTTGGCGGTGCTGATGGGGTAGTTGTACGCAGACAACCGACTCGGGACTGGATCGGCCCGCAACTGCGCATCGGTGACCGGCCCAGACACAGGCACCGCCGCAGCCCGCAGCTGCGCATCGGTGACGGGCCCACTCACAGGCACTGCAGCCGCCCGCAGCTGCGCGTCGGTCACCGGCCCAGAGACCGGTTGCGTCACGCCGCTGCCGTCGACCGGCATGCGGCCGCCGACCAGCGCCGGGATTCTGGCCAGGAGCGTCGTCCAGTTCTGCAGCGCCCGCTTGAACAGCGCCACGACCCCGGCGGTGCCCGTATCGCTGCCGGCCGCTGCATCGGCAGGCGCCCCCAGCCCTGAGGCCACGGCAAGTGCGGTCGTCTCCGTCGCGGCACCGGTCGGCAGCGGCAAACTGGCCGCGCTCACCGGCATGGGGTTTGCATCGCCAAGCAGTTTCTCGGTCGGCCCGCCGCCGCCGACGTCCATCTGCATCACCTGCGTCTTGGGTCCGTCGTCGACGCGCTGGGTCGTCCGCGACAGATCGCCGCCTTCGCCTGGGTTCAGTCGGGTGTTGTCGGTCGGCATGGTCTTCGTCTGGTAGCTTGATCAAGGGTTGGGGGTCAACGGGCCAGCTGCGCCGTCTCCGGCGACGGCTTCGACCGCCCGCCGATGCCGATCGGCACACTCGCGGTACAGCGCAGCCCAGTCGACCAGGGTGCGCAGCACAGCCGCTCCGGATCCATCAGCGGGCGGCGTCAGAGGCGGGCAGGCCTGGCGCAGGCTGGCTGGCAGCACTGCCGGCGCCGGCTGCGGTGGCGACGAGGCGCAGGCCGTCAGCATCCAGGCACACGCCATCGCGGTAGACCGGACGATCGACAATGCGGTCGACCTCGCGGGTGACGACCTCGCGCTGGATGCGGATGGCCGCTCGCTCGACCTCGTGGGCGCCCGCCGCCTGGTCGAGGACGCGCGCGGCAATACGCTCGGATTCACGCTGCGTCTCCAGCCGGTCGGCGTCCGCCGCACGCCAGCGCCAGCCCTGGGCCTGCCAGCCGGCGGTGAATGCGGCCACGACAGCGGCCAGCAGCACAGCGGTTGCGATCCATGCGGTCACGCCAACGCAGCCAGGCCACGCTCGCTGAGCTGGCGCCGCCGGTCCTTCTCAAGCATGCCCGGGCCGTTGACCACCCGGGTGATCGAGTCCCACTCCTGCCGGTCGGCCAGCAGATTGCACTTGTTGCTGTGCCAGAACCAGGCCGCGGTCAGGCAGGCATCCTGCGGCTCTGCCACGAGCTCGGGCTGGTCGACGTAAGGCCGGCCGAGAGCTTCCGCAGCGTCGGTGTAGTTGTCCTTGCCGGTCAGCTGCTTCAAGCCGCGGCCGCGGTAGCGCCAGCCGTCGCCGCTGCGCTCGTCGCCATTGCCCAGTCGCAGCGAATACACCCGGTTGGCCAGGCGCTGCGGGTTGTTGACAAGCGTGGCGGCCACCATCAAGTCGGGCACGCGAGACGGGAAGACTCGACGGATGCGGTCAGGGTCGCGATACGTCAGGTCCTCCTGCAGCGCGGTGAAGTCCCGGGACTCCACGCGGCACTGCGCGACAAACCCCGCCAACCGCGCGCGAGTGTTGATCTCGAATCGCTCGCAGGCCGCGGCCAGCGGAGCACTGAAGAGCCGCGCAGTAGCCGGCGCAATGCCGGCGGCGATCAGTGCCTGTGCCGTCACGATCATCGCTTGATCCCTTCCGGCGCACCGTGGCGCCACCTGTAGCCACCCGCGAGCAGGAATGCCATCAGCCCAGCCACCAGCGCCAATCGCCCCCACGGGGGCGGCAGGACCAGCAGGCCGGCCACGCCGAGCCCGAGCGCGAAGTGCTGCCAAAAGACCACCGGGTCCGTCACGCCTCGCTGCATGTGGTTGATCCGGCACAGCACGGACCACAGGGCCACAAGGCCCAGGACCACCGCCAGCGCATCGACGACCGCGGTCATTGCTCACCTCCGCCGAATCGGCGCCGCACGATGGCCTGTATGGCGGTGCGCCCCCATTCAGGCCAGTCGTGCCAGAACATCGGGATGGCCACCGCAATGGGAAAGAACAGGTGCTTCGCCCCGCCAGCGGGGACCCAGGATGGCACCACGCCGGCGACGATGCTCGCCAGCGTCACCGTCAGGCCCATGGTGACCACCAAACTGCTGGCCAGGAACAGCAGGACCCGCCGCCGCGACTCCGGCTGGCGGCGATAGCAGCCGACCATCGCACCGCCGATCCAGGCAAACAGGATGACGGCGTAGGTGCCGACCGCCTCTGCGAGCTGGGGGCCAATCAGCACCGCTGCGACCGCCACCGCCACGGCGACGAAATCGTGAGCCGGGACCGTCATGACGCCCTCCCCGCCGCGACGGCGACGCACACCGTCAGCAGCCACAGCCCCACCAGGCCCAGCGGCACACCCAGCAGCGCGCTGCACTGCGGCTGCCCGGGCTGGACCTCCCAGGGATGCACCAGCCAGGCCAGCGAGCAGCCGGCCTCACTGAGCGCCAGGCACACCGCCAGCAGGCAGGCCAGCCTGACCATCCGGCCACCCAGGTACGTGCCCACAGCGGCCAGCGTCGCCATGGTCGCCAGGGTGACGTTGGCGCCGACGTTCCACACGTCAGCCTCGGCGGTCAGCGGCGCCAGCCACCACCCGAAATGCCCGAGCCCGACCACGGCCAGCAAGCCGCAGGCCAGCCGGGCGTCCTGGATCCGCGTCATCGCGGCACGCGCGGCCGTGGACCGGCCAGGAATGGGACGACCTCGCGCACCGTCTGCACCATCGTGCGGTCGCCGCGCAGGCGGTAGCAGGTGAACGCCACGCCACCGGCAGCGCCGGCCAGGGTGAGCAGGACTTCGAACATCGCAGGGCTCCTTTCAGCGTTTGATCGCAGTGATGCGCAGATATGACCGGAACATTGCGATGGCGGGATTGCCTCCAGCACGTTCCGACACGAGCTGAAACGACAACTCCACCCCAGCCGAGGCTGCGAAGCTGTAGCTCACTGGCAGCAGTTGAGCGGCTGTCGTGGACAGCGGCGCGTTGGACAGCTCTGTGCGGCTGCCGCCCGAGGGGGTCACACCCCAGCCCAGCCGGTTGCCCGAATCGCCGATCACATTGGTGGCGGTGAGGTGTCCGGTGACCTCAATCGTGCACGCTGCGGGCGGCGTGTAGAGAACTGTGCGTTGAGTAATCGTCCCCGTGCCGACGGTCGCGCCTGCAAAGTCGTGGTCGTCGAAGACGATCTCTGTCGCTGCGCCGGGCGCGATCCCACCGGTCCCCGGCCGGGTGTCCTGCCACACGCCACTGACCCGCAGGTATCGCCGCTCTCCATCGTCGCTGTCGATCCACTCGTCGCCGTCCAGCACATCCGCATCCGCCGGGGCGCCGGCCTGGCGGAAGGTCTTCGGCCCACGACGCATTGCGACGACATGCAGTGCCGTCGCTGACCACCGACCGCGCACGTAAGGGCTCCCCTGTACGAAGCGCGCGCGGAACAGATAGGCGCGGCCACCTCGCAGCCCCGGGATCAGGGCGCGGCTGCTGCCGCCCTGCTCCTCCCAGATCAGCCAGTCGCCAGCCGGCAGCGCTTCGTCGAGCGGCCAGTACTGAACTTCGACGCGGCCGCTGGCGCGGATACTGGCGTCGGCGACCGCCGTCCAGGTCACCAGCACGCGCGACAGGATGCTGTTGTCCAGCAGAGTGGCGCCGCCGCTGGTGACCGCCAAGCCCGCCAGCGTCGGCACCGCCGAGGGGTCGCGGATCGCGCCATTCGGCGCCGGGTCGCGCCCGGTCAGCTCGGACAGCGGACTCCAGAGCAAGGCGCTGACCTCAGCGGTCGTCAGCTGCACGCCGCCAGAAGGGCTCCACTGCCAGGACGTCACCTCGTGCGTGACGCCCGTCATCAGGCGTGGGATGGCGATGGCCATCACGTCCCACAGCTCGAGTCGGTACGCGTGCAGGTTGCACAGCCACTGCGCGGTGAGGCTCGCCTGGGCCTGCCGGATCTCGATGCTGGCCAGGTGCTGCGCGTGCGCGATGTGCGACACGGCCGGGTACTCGACCTGGCGCAGGTACTCGCCCTGCGCAGCAATGAGCACCGAGTCTCCAACGGCGGGGAACGGCAGCATCTGGTATCGCTGGCTGGCGTCAATGCATTTGCCCACGACGCGGTTGCACGCCACTTCAGGCGGCTGGCCGACCTCGATGCGCACCGGCGGCTCCGTGCCCGGGCGGCCGGACTCGTCCAGCGGCTGGGCGATCCAGTCTCCCGTCATCGTGGCGGCCGTGCTGGCCAGCGCGCCGGCACGCACGCGCCACACTCCGCCGGCCCACCCCTGCCGGCCGGCCATGGCCTCCATCAGGTCGTCCAGCACCATCGCAGGCTCCGCGTCGCTGCTGATGACGTGGTGGCAGCGGTACCGCGGCAGCGTCACCGTGCTGAGTCCGTCGTCGGGCATGCGCAGCGCGAAGTCCGTGCTGATGTCGCTGCTGTTGCCAGCGGCCACCCAGTCGCTCAGCCGCAGATCGGGCCCTGTCAACGCCATTCCGTTGGGCCACAGCGCATACCGCAGCGTGCACACGGCGGCGTTGTCCGTCCAAGCCCATGTCGCGGCGTTGTCGATCCGGTGCGCTCCGCTGCCGCCGGGGACGGTGCTGTCCAGCCGCGGGTCGTAGCACTTGGCGCCGCGCATCACTGCGGTGACGTTCGGGCGCCCTTGCGGGAAGACGTCCGGGTCGTAAAGCACATCGACCACAGCCAGCGCGATGCCCGCGAACCGGTCCGTGCTGGTGATCTCGCCGGGGTACTCGGCAGCCAGATCGGCGCCGACGTTCTGGGCGGCGGTGCCAAGGTAAGGCCGGATCCGGACGAGCGCTGTGCTGGTGTCCGTGTCGTAACTCACACGGTATGGCAGGTCCGGGCTGCCCCCGCTGACGCTGACGGTCAACGCGGCGACGCTTGCGGTCACCGGCACCGCCATTTCGCCATCCGTGCCCGCACCGACGATCTGCACCGCTTTGGCCGTGCCTGCCAGGTAGTTCGAAGGCAGGGAAACGGTCGCCGTGCCAGCGCCCGACAAAGTGCCCAGCACCGTGGCGGCCTCGCTGTTGGCCTTGCGCCAGCGCGGGGTGGTGACCCAGCCGGAGCCGTCCAGCGTGACAGGCTGGTCGTCCAGGTACCAGCCCTCGATGGCGTCGATCTCGTGCCCGGCCAGGGACACGATCATCGTGAGCCGCTCGCTGTTTGTGCCGCTCACCCACCGCCGCCTGACGCCCTCGACCGCCCGGACGCGGCCCAGCACCAGAGTGCGCGGCGCATCCGGCAGCAGGTCGACCATCTCGAGCCGGTCGACCTGCGACTCGTTGAACTTCCGGATCTGTTCGCGACGCAGCCGGCGCTGTTGACGCTTCTGGTCGTTTGCGTTCAGCCCGATGCCAATGGCGATCAGGTACGGGTTGCCGAGAAACGTCCCGGCCAGTTGGAACAGCGAACCGATGAAGCTCATGGCGTCATTCCGGCTGCCTGAAGTAGGCCGCGGCCGGCCACACCAGCGGTGGCGCGTCGGTCATCGGGTCGACGTCGAGCGAGGTATCTCCCGCGTACAGCCGCTGCTGCTGCTCGTTGGTGTAGCGCGTCGGCTTTCGGCGCAGCGCGCGCACGCCGCGGTGCTCGCAGCGCAGCGTCACGGTCGCGCTGGGACCGTCGACGATCTCACGCGTGGCGACGGTGCCGCGCCAAAGCTCCAAGGCGTCAGGCATCGCACCGGTGTCGGGGTCAACGAAGCCCTCCAGCACGCGCACGGCCGCGCCTTCGATCGCGTCGTCCAGCCCCAGCGCGATCTGCGCCTCTGTCGCGCCCGGCAGCACGATCTCAAGGCTCGGCAGCCCTGTGCCGTCGTGCGCGATCGCTGATGCGCCCACGATGTCCGGCTGCCACGTGTACCCGCCGAAGACGATGGGCACGCCCGCAGCCGTGAGCCGCTGCGGCGCCGGGGTGTAGAGGATCTCGACCAGCTGCGCCATGGGGATCTGCTCACCGGCAAGCGCTCGGTCGAGCAGCGCCTGGCCGCCTGCGTTCAGCGTGCGCACGTCAGAAAGCCTCGACCAAGGTCAGCTCGAGCGGCTGCTGCACCAGGCCGGGCGTGTACGCCGCCGCAAGCTCTGCAGCCGCAAGCTCGAAGGTTGACGTCGGCGAGTTCCAGGACAGGGCCGTGCCGGAGGTCACCGAGCGCCGCAGCGGCAGCACCAGCGGCACCGTGGCAGCGCCGGCGTCCGTGAACGCCACGGCCGACCCAGCTTGCAGCAACTGGCCGCCCACCACGCCCAGAAAGTCACCCGCAGCCAGCGACGCTGAGCCCGCGAACGCGCTCGCCGCCGCGCTTTGCTCAAACTGCCAGTCGTCGAGGTTGATCTGGGCGATGCCAGTCGCCGGGTTGGCCTGGGCCCAGACATAGGCGCGCACGCTGGCAGCGTTGCTGGGCGCCGTTGCGGTGTGCGTCAGCCGCGCCGCGCTGAGCGGGGCGGTGACCGTTGTCTGGGCATTGCTGAGCACTGTGGTGCCATCGGCAGCCATCCAGTCCCAGTACAGGCGAAGGCCGCACGCCGTGGCCGACAAAACCGACACGGCCATGCTGTAAGGCCGCCCAGGGATGATGCCGGCCGCGTCCTGCCGGACTCCAATGGCGTCGCCGGATGAGGTGCCCAGAGCGGCGGCCGTGATGCGCTGCGACCGCAGTCCGGTCGCGCCTGGCAGAGGCGGACCGGCCTCGAACGTGACCGCGCCGGTCGACCCAGTGATGTACGAATGCATGTGGTCTGAGCGACCGTTGGCATCGGTGTCGACCTCGAAGCTGCCGCCCAGCAGCATGTTCGGCGCGGGCGCCGCACCGATGACAGACACCGAGGACGCGCCGGCCGCGGCGCTGGCGCCGAGGGTCATGCTGCCGCGGGCGTTGCCCAGGGGCACGCTGCGGTGCCAGGGTCGCAGGCGGACAAGGTCGCCACTGGCCACCAGCGACTGCAACCAGGCCTCCCGCGCGGCAGCCTGGGCGGCGTCGCGCCAAGCCGGCAGGGTCACGGTCACGACCTGGCGGTGGCCAAGGTGCGCCACGCGCTGGCGCTGGCCGCCGTAGAAGCCCGCCCAGCCGCTGGTGGGCACGCGCGCCCCCCAGGTCAATGTCTGAGGCTCCCACTGCGGGCCGGCAGGCCAGTCTCGTGTCGCCATGGTCAGCCTCCCAGGCCCAGTGCCAGGTTGCGCTGGCGCCCGCGCTCGAACTCGCGCAGCGCCCGCTCGACGTCGCCGTCTGCGCCGCGGCCGACATTGCCATTGAAGTTGAGGATGTACGTGGCGCCGCCACCCGCGCCGGATCCGGCGTTCTGCACCGGCTCGACGCGGCCGCTCTGGCGGCTGAGCAAGTAGTCCTTGCCGCCAGATCGGAACATCTCGCCGGGGCCGCCGTACTCGTTGACGCTGTAGACGCGCCCCGGCGCGGTGCCGCCACCGGTGGCGCGCGCGCCGCCAAACAGACCGGCCAGGAAACCCGTCAAGGCGCCAGCGTTGTTGCTCTTGCCGCCACCGAAGAGGTACTCGTTCAGCTGGGCGGCAGCGGCCTGCGCAATCATGCGCTGCAGGGTCTGGCGCCAGAGCTCGCCGATGCTCGCGAAGTTGCCCGCCAACAGGCGCTCCAGCGTGCTGCCCAGAGAGTCCTGGATGCTGGCCTGCGCCTGCTTGGCGAACTCGCTGAGTTGCTGGATCGGCTCGACGGCGTCCTCGCCCAGCCGCTTGACGACCACGCGCACACCTTCGGCCCACTGCTCGGCGCCGATACGGCCATCGCTGAAGGCCCGGTTCAGCAGCTCGACCTCCGCGGTGACCTCCTGCAGCTGCCCGGTCGGCGTCTGCGCCAGGATGGCGTCCAGCCGGGCCTTGTCGGCAGAGGCCTGCTTGGCGGCGGGAGAGAGCGCCTGCAGCGCCTCTTCGATGTCGAGGATTGCTTCGTCGATCGATCCGCCGCCGCCCGCCTGCCGAAGCTCGATCAGCGCCTGCAGCTCGAGCCGCAGCTCGGCGATCTTCTGGGCGTCGGTCTCTGTCAGCCGCTTGAGCGCCTTCTCGGTGACGTCGTCGATCTTGGCAAACGCGGGCTGCTGGGGCTTGTCGAGCGCTGGCCTGGACGCCTTGTCCTTGCCCTGCGGATCGAGCTCAATGCCAGGACCTTTGACCGAGGGCCTGCCCGTGCGCGGTTGGAAGGCTGGATCCAGTGCCGCAACAGGTTCGGCGAGCTGCTGAGACACGTCCTTGTAGAAGTCCAGCAAACGGGTGAGGCGCTCGCGCTGCTTGGCGAACACCTCGTCCTGCGCCGATCCGAACAGGCCCCGTGAATTCTTCTGCTGCGCTTCCAGTTTGGACAGTTCCTGGGTGTAGAAGCGCACACCGTCTGCGGCGTCGAAGAAGCCCTTGCCGGTGATGAAGTCGCCGAAGTTCAGGCCGCGGGCGGCCTTGATGCGCACCGCCACCTCATTGAGCGCCGGCAGCAGAGCGCTGACGAAGCTGCGCCCCACGTCGGTGGCGTTCTTGCTCAGCGCGGCCAGCTCCTTGTTGAACTTCTCGGCCTCGGCCGCCTGCGCGGCAGTGACAGTGGCCACGCCGGCGCCGTTTTCTGCCAGGTCCTTCAGCAGCGGCGCGACCTCTCGCACGCTCTTGCCGAAGAGTTCCTGCACGAGCCGGGCCTTGTTGGCGTCGTCGGCGTACCCGCTCAGCGCCTTGGCCACCGACTGCAGGGCCTGCGTCGGGTCTTCCCGGCGCAGTTCAGCGGCAGACAGGCCGATGCCCTTCAGCGACTGCTCCAGCGGCGAGCCGGGCTGCGCCTCCTGAAGCACCTTGTTCAGCTTCAGCAGCGCCGCGCCCGCCACGTCGATGGTGGTGCCCGTGCGGGCCGCAACGTCCTCCAGCGCCGACAAGCTCTCGACGGTTGCGCCCGTGGCATCTGCCAGATCGTTCAGCGAATCCAACCCGTCGACCGTCGCCCTGAAGAAGGTCGAAAGCCCCGCCACCGACAGTGCGCCGGCCAGCGCAGACCCGACGCTGGTCGCCAGGCCAGACAGCCGCTGGTACCGCGACTCGATGTCGGCGGCCGTCTTCTGGGCGATTCGGCCCGCGCGATCCATGCCCTGCTGCAGCTGCGCCAGCTGGGCGACCAGATCAATAGACAGGGTTGCGAGTGCCACGGGTTGAAGTCCTTGGTGTCAGGCCATGCCGTTGTGCTGCGGTGGGCGGTGGTTTCGGATCACGCCGAGGCGGCGCACCAGCCCATCGACATCGCACACGCCGAGCAGCGCCACGACGACATCGAGCCCGGCCCACTCGATGCCGCCCTGGCCGTTGGCCAGCAGCCTCCAGGCCGCGAATGCAATGAACTCATCTTGGTTGGCTTGCGCGGTTTCGCCCCTGATCTGGACACCGGGCGCGGCGGCATCCAGCAGGGCCGTCAGTTTTTTGCGGCTTCCTCGGTGCGCTTGAGGTGCGCTGAGATTTGCTCGGCGATGGCTTCTGCGATCTTGCGGACCATCGCCACGTGATCGCGCACCCACGCGGCCCAGAGTTCGGGGTCGAACGGCACCGAGTCACTCGCGCCAATGGCCGGGCCGAGAAGATCGGCCTCGGTGAAGCCGCGCCAGTCCTCCACGTACTCGCACACGTGGTCGACCGTGACGCCGGCCGTGAAGCGGTGCAGCTCCGCCTCCAGCGGGCGCCGAAAGCACACCTCTTGCGCCGGGTTCTCGCCGACAGCCGGCCGCAGCTCCACCCAGTGGCGGCGCTGCTCGCGGAGCTGCTTGAGCACCAGACTGGTCACGCGGCACCTTCGATGATGAAGCCCTTGACCGTGACGCTGATGCTGCCGGTTCCGGCCTGGCCCTGCTGCACGTCGCGGCCGGGCTTGCTGGGCTCGCCGCGGAAGATGGCCACGTCGCCGTTGGACCAGGTGACGCGGAACACCAGCAGCGTGCTGTTTCGCGCGGCGCGCCGCACGAGCTGCAGCGCCTGGCTGGCCAGACTCTCGGCCAGCAGGTTGATCGTCACCGTCTCGGCTGCCAGCAGGCCATTGCGCTCCTGCCGGATGTTGTCGATCAGCCGCGTGACGTTGAGCTTTTCGCCCTCGCCGCCGCCCTCGGCGATGCTGGTGGCCGATGCCAGGGTGGCCCAGGCGGTGATGGGGATGTAGTTGCCGCCGGTGTAGGCCGGGAACAGCGTGGTGTCGATGTCCTCGAGCGAGAAGGTGTTGGTCGCGGGCGAGAGCACGCGCACGGCTTGGCCGTCCAGGTTGACCATGCCGGTCACCTGGGTCATGTAGCCCACCGACTTGGCCGTCAGGCCGTGCGCGGTGGCCGTGGCAACGCCAGGATTGGCCTGGGTGACGCCCGAAACCGTGATGGCCGAGCCTTCCGTGAGACCGACCTCGACGCGAACGCCGCGGCCAATGATGAGATCGCCTGCTGCCATTTCTGGCTCCTTTCAGTGCTGAGATGACCGGCCGCGGGGCCGGCAGTTGCCGGAAACAACAAGGCCCGCACGCGGCGGGCCTTGGACGTGACGGGTGGCGTGTGGACTCAGGCCCACCACTCCACCGTGAGCTGCTCGCCGTCGAGACCAGCCTCGGAATCGAACGCAGTGGTGCGGTCGGTGACCGCCACCCCACGAGCGACAGGCGCCGTCGCCAGCGCCGCGGCGACCTGATCCGCCACCTGCGTGGCTTGCGTTGCGGTGCGCGCCCAGCACTGGATCGAAAGCGTCGCCGCATCGGCGATCACCTGGCCCAGCAGGTTGAGCGTGTAGTCGTGCCGCGCCGACAAGACGACGAACGGCGGCTCGTCGTCGGCCAGCGTTGCGTTCTGCGCGATGCGGTCGGCCACCAAAGCGGCCAGGCCAGCGTGCGCCCGCAGCAGGGCGATGCAGTCCGACTCGGCGCTCATGGCGTGATGTCCGGCGCCGGAGCGCGCGGCCGGTTCAGCTTGGCGATCGCCGGGCCGATCTTGGCCTTGAAGATCTCCAGCGCTTGAGCCAGGCGCTGTGCGGCGGGCTGCAGGAACGGGCGCGGAGCGGCGCTGGACGTGCCGAACTCGACGAAGCGCCAGTAGAAGGGATCTCTCGGCGACCTAGCACCGCGCGCGGCCTTTGGGGCCGGGCGGACGTTCACGAACACGCCCACGTCGCCCTTGCGCCGCGCGATCTTGCTGGTGCGCACGGAGATTGCGCTGCGCAGAGTACCCGGCGCACGCACGCCGCGCCGCACGGCGGAGTCGGTGGCAGAAATCACTGGCGCGAGCCGACGTGCGTCGTTGCGCACCACGCGAGCGCCGGCGGCCAGCGCGTTGCGCAGGGCCTTCTTGCGCAACTTGGCCGGGATCTCCGACAGCGCCTGCTTCAGGTCGGGCAGGCCGCGAATGGTCGCGCTGATCATCGTGCGTCTCCGGTGCCGCTGGAGCACATCAGCTCGAGTACCTCTCGCTGGCCGCGGACGTCGATCGGAGGGCCCTGCACCTCGTAGGCCTCGCCGCGCCACAGCACTCGCCACGAAGCCTGCACGTCGGTGCGGAAGCGGATGGTGAACTTGGCCACCAGCGATGCCTGCATCTGACCGGCCGCGAAGTAGTCACGACCGCGCAGAGGCTCTGCTGCGGCAAAGACCGTTTCGACATCCAGCCAGGTCTCCAGCGCCTGGCCGCGGTCGTCGCGGCCGACGGTTCGACGCTGCAGGGTGATCTGCTCGCGAAGGCGTGACGTCATCAGCACCAGAGTCGCTCCCCGTCCAGCAGCCGCTCGTGGAGCGGATTGGCCTGCAGGCGACCGTCAAGCAGCGCGCCCGGCTCGTCGATCCAGGCCGCCACGCACGCCAGAACGAAGGTGCGCACGCTGGTGGGCATGGGGCTGGCGGCCAGAACGCTGACGTCGATGCGCACGCGCGGCCCCCACTCTTCGCCCGCAAGCTCCGGCCAGTTCTGGCCGGGCACGAGCTGGATGCGGGTCAGCCGGTCCAACGCGGCAGCCTTGTACGCGGACGCGCTGAGCGTCGTCCAGTCCGCTGGCGCGGCGGCTGACCGGTAGCTGATCACCACCGTTTCGGGCTGCCAGCACGGCAGCTCGATGACCGATGTTTCCGGCCACTCGGTGAACTCCGCGCGCCGCGTCTGAGCCCGGTACCACCGACCGGTGATCTGTTCCGCCTGCTCCCGCGCAGCCGAAATGGCGATGTCGATCTCTCCGTCCAGAGCGGTGTCGACAATGCGGCAGCGCAGTCGTGCTTCGACCGCGGTGACCGGCTCCGGGCTGGTGGTCGGGTAGGACAGAAGGCGCATCGGATAGGACCTGGTGTTCTGGCTACATCAGCAGCACGATGGCGTTGTCCATCAGCGGAGGCAGCGTGATCTCGACCCAGCCCGGCTCACGGTCCATGCGCACGGGTCGCCCACCGACTTGGCCAGGCTCGAACCACTGCGCCGAGCTGACGTTGCCCAGCACATCCATGCGCACGCGCAGGCGCAGCGCTGACTGCCGCGCGTTGACCTGGGCGCCGGTGTACGAGGGCGCGGTGCCATACGTGCAGTTGTTGGTGTTGACCAGGTGCACGGCGACGCGGCCATCCGGGTGCGCGCGAAGGGTGGCCAGCGTGGGCCGGGTCGCGTCGGTCGCGCCGTTGACGATGACGGTGCGCAGGGGATCCAGGTTCGTGCCCGTGAGCCAGGCACGCGCCTGCACGTTGGATCCGGTCGGGATTGCCGCGCCGCTGTCGGTGAAGGTGGCGTCGGGCTCGGTCTTGACGACCAGATCCATGTCGGCCAGCGGGTACTGGCTCAACGTCCGAGTCGCGTCCAGACCCTCGCCCACCAGCGCCATCATCCACGGCAGATGCCGAGTCATCAGTGGCGTGATGATGTCGCGGCTGTAGCGCTTGAGCCGGTTGATGTCCCAGCCGGGCCCCACGTCCACCTCATAGGCACCCGCCCAGCAGTTGGTGGCGCTGCTGGCACTGTTGCTCACCGAGTTCGAATACCGCTCGTCGAGGTCAGGCACCGCCAGCGCAATCTGCGGCGGCACGTCGAAGCCGTCGAGCAGCTGGCTGCGGTGGATGCCGATCCAGTCGAACAGCGGCGCAAAGTCCGCAGGATCTGCGGTCCACTGCCAGCGGTTGCCTCCCTGCCAGCCGGTGAGGAAGTTGGTGATGTAGTCGAACACCTGCACGGGAACCGTGGGCATGCACCCGTTGGCCAGGGCCCAGGCGCAGGTGGCCCGGTAGTTGGCCGCGACGGTGACCGGCTCGGTGTAGGTGCTTGCGATCGGCGGAAAGTCGTCGAATGTCGGCGGCACCACGGCAAAGGTGCTGAACCGGTCGCCCTGGGTGTTGGGCGGGACGGCGCGGATGTAGGGATAAGGCGCCAACGTGGCACGCGCTCCGAACGCCCTGACACTGGCGCAGGCCAGCTGCACGCGCGCGAACCATGTCAACAGCCGCGTGGTGTCCGCCAGGTCGTGCCCCGACTGGTAGCCGGCCACCGGCTCGGTGTCGGCAGGGTTGAGCTCCACGATCAGGTTGTCGAAACCCGCCGCCCCCACCGCCATGTTGCACAGCGCGGCCCACGAGCTGGGGATGGCGGCGAAGCCGTTGTAGCTGCTCTCGATTCCGGCGGCGCGGTGCATCGGCCGCACTCGCTCGAGCGCATGCGTCATGCAGTACCGCAGCATGTGCCGGCGCCAGGCCTGGTCATGGACCGGGTGGTTGGCGCGGGTCTGCGAAACGCTGGCGGCGATGTACGCAGCGTCATTGGCGTAAGCGGCGCGCAGAAGCGCACCATAGCTCGGCACCTGGAACGAGCGTTCCACGTCGCTGCCGAACCCGCCGCCGTAGAACCAGAGCGTCGCGCAGGTGGTGAAGTCGTCATAGTGGACGCTGTTGCCCTGCGTCAGCCAGTAGGCGGTGCCGCGCTGGCTCTCGGTCAGGGCCGGGTCCACGGAGTTCAGCTGCCGATTTCGGTCGTCGTCCGAGCCGTAGTCGGCATACCCGAACACGTCCAGAGCCGGGATGCAGTTGGCCCCGTACAGGGTCTTGACCCCGAACGCCGGGTTGAGCGCCAGCGTCGCCGGCGACACCAGCCCGCCGACAACGCCACCGACCACGCGAAGGTTCCGCAGCGTCGTGCGCTGCTCTGCCATGTGGGCGGTGTCGAACTGCCACTGGCTGCGCGTCATGAACGGGTACCGCCGCGGAATGTCCCAGTCACCGGTGTAGGTGGCCGCCAGGCGCGGGCCGCCCTTGTAGACCCAGGAGCTGTAACCCGCCTCGGTGACACGGGCGAACGGCTGGTAGATCTGCTGGTCGTGCAGCAGCCCGCCGCGAGCAGCCGGGACCATCAACCGAATGGCTTGGCGGGCGATCATGCGCGCGGGCTCTCCGTGCTCCAGGCGACGCCGGTGCCGACCGAAAGGTTGGCGGAGATCGCGCCCTCGCTTGGCGCCAGGGTCGTGCCGAAGCCATTGCGGAATCTCCAGCGGACGTCGGCCACGGGGCTGGCCCCGCGGAAGTCGGCCGCCCAGTCGTCTCGCGTGAACGGCCGGCGCCACATCGCGACGTCAGCCACGCGGCCGAACCACTGACTGTTGGCTCCGTTGCCGGCACCCGCGCCGATGCGGAAGTCGGCCACCGTGCTGCCGGCGTACCAGTTGGCTGCGACGTGGGCCACGTTCACGTCGCGCGTCTGGATCACGCGATCGAGAGCGGTTTCGATCACGCCGTTAATCACGTCGACGGAGACGCCCAGGCGCATCCACTGGCCGACGCTTGAAACTCGCGGCCGGGCGATCTGGTTGGTCACGGCGCTGCTGACGCTGGCGCGCACGTTGGACCATTGGAAGTTGCCAACGCCGGCCGCGTCGGCGATCGCGCGCAGCAAGGTTGTGCCGTTCGAAAGCGCCACCGGGTAGCGGCTCCCGTCGTTGCCGGGGTGGGGCTTGATCCACATCGCCAGCGTGATGCCGGAGCCGCCGTAGATGCCAGCCAGCGCCGTCAGGCCGCCAGCGTTGGGCGTCAGCGTGCCGTTGGTCGTGCCGTCCAGCACCATGCTGCCGCTGTCGATCGCGACCAGCGCCGGCATCTTCGGCACATCTGGGGTCCAGCTCGTGTTGACGCCCATGGTGTGCGCAGTGCCCGCCAGGCTGCCGCTGTTGGCCAGGGCCGTGCCCAGGCCTTCGAGCATCCGGAGGTTGACGTCCGCGGACGGCTGCACGTTGTCGTAGTGGAACCGGCGCACCTGGTCCTGGGTGAAGCAGACGCCCGCCGTGGCGATGAACTGCGACAGCGCGCCACCGCTCGCCATGGTGGTGGTGGCGTTCCCACCGGTGAAGGCCACGCCCGGGCTGCTGGTGACGCCGACGATCTCGCCGTCCTGGTACAGCGTGGTGACGGTTCCGTCGAAGGTCAGCGCCGCAGTCCACCAGTCGCCGAGCGGCAGCGGAACGGCAGAGTTCAGGAGGCCCGTCACCGACAGCAGGTTGCCCGACGTGATGCCGAAGCTGCCGCCGGCGCTGTAGATCGTGCTCGAGACGCCTGGCGGCGAGAAGCCCCACACCATCAGGCTGTACGGCGCCGAGGTCGGCAGCGCAGGCATCCCCGTGTGCGAGACGCTTCCGCCACTGAAGCGGACGCTGCTGTAGAGGTCCGCCGCCAGGTGGCGGAAGCTGCCGTAGCCGCGAAGCACGTCAGACCCCCGTCGCCGAGATTTCGGCGCCCGACGGGAAAGCAGCAGCGCCGCGGACGCGCACGCCGGTGAAGTGCTGCCGGTTGACGACGTGCGTGATGCAGCTGTTCGCGGGGACGTTGAACCGCGGCGCACTGCCGTCGGACACGGTGCCCGTGCCGGTCGTGGCGTCGGCCAGGAACACCTCGAACGCCGTGGCCGTGGGGTTGCTCATGGTCAGCGAGTGCACGAAGCACGCGCGGGCCAGCAGCGTGGTGTCCACAGCATTGACTCGACCCAGGTAGAAGAAGGTCTCGCGCACCTGCCGCACGCCGTTGACCGAGTCATCGCCAGGCCGGATGGTCTGGTCGCGTGTTGGAAGTCCGCTCATTCAGAGCACCTCGATGGTCAGGGTGGAGGGAAAGTTGAAACGGACTTGGCGCGCGCTGTCCCCGGGGTATGGCCAGATAACCGCGTCCGTTTGCGTGGCGTAGGCATCCTGGAAGACTGCTGCGGTGACGGTGCCGGCCGAGTCGCGGGCGTCCATCGTCAGACTGCCAGTGCCCAGCACGCGCACCCGGAACGGCACCGCCGGCCGCATCCAGGCACCACTCGCGGCCATGCCGTTGACATCGGGCGCAGGCCCGTCGCCTTCCCTGAGCAGCTCCCAGCCGAGCCTGGCCGCCAGCAGGGCGCGCGCGCGCGTGCCGTCTTCGACCTGGCGCGACTCGCCCGGCATCCACACAAGCCCTGTGCCGGTGAGCGGCGTTTCAGGTCGGGGCTGGAGCCCTGTGTAGCGGATGGTTGGCATGACGAATGCTTCCTTGGTGCTGACAGACTGAGACGAAAAAGCCGCCCGGGTGGGGCGGCCCTTGATGTCTCAGCCCAGGGCTCAGGCCGGCGGGTTGGCCGTCGGCGCAATCTGCGGGTTGCCGAGCACGCAGACCGCAGAGACCAGCGCGGCCGAGGCGTTGTTGGCCGGCGTGATCGTCAGCCGCAGGTAACGCTTGACGCCGATGTAGCCCAGCTTGCGGCACTCGTTGTCGTCGTCGAACTGGAACCCGGCCAGCGCCTCGGTGCCGAGCAGATCTGCGTCGCCGACGGCCGTGTAGCCGGAGCCCGACGCGTCGGACTCTTCCAGCAGCACGGCGAAGGTGGCGTCCACGTCGGCGATGGAGCCGGTGGCGATCAGGAAAGTGACGGAGCCGAAGCCCTGCCGGTCGACGACGGTGCCGACCTGCGCGGTGTTGTCCGCCACGCTGACGGGGCTGATGACGCGCTTGACGTCGATGTTGTTCATCAGATCGTTGTTCACGGTTGTGACCTTTCAGTTTTGGGTGGGTGTGCCAGCCAGCAGGCGCACGAGGGCGCCTGCCGTCACGTTCACGCCGCGAAGCGCAGGAACTTGACCGCTTCGAAGTTCATCGCGCCGCCGCCCGTGCGCTTGGTCGTGTAGAACACGACATAGGGCTTGGCGGTGAACGGATCGCGCAGGGTGCGCACGCCGATGCGGTCGACGATGGTGTAGGCCTGGCGGAAGTCGCCGAAGGCGAGCGACAGCGAGTTGGTGGCCAGCGCCGGCATGTACTGATCGGTGCGCACCGGGTAGCCTTGGAGCCGCTCGGGAGCGCCCACCTGCATGCCCGGCTCCCAGAGGTACCGGTTGGTCGTGGATTCCTTGAGCTTGCGCGCCGCGGTGCGAACCTCACGGCGCATCAGCCACTGCGCGTTCGGCAGGAAGTGATCCTTCATGGCGCCCTGCAGATCCTGCAGCGGGTCGAACTGGGTGGTGTGGAACGCACCGTTGGCGCCGGTGTTGATGTGCTCGAAGGTGCCCCAGGCGCGGCTGCCGTCGGCCGTAGCCGCCGTGGGGTAGGCCGTCAGGCCGCGCGGCTGGCCGACGCCGGTGCCCGTCCAGAAGGCGGCACCCTCGACGCGCGCGAACTTGTCGGCCACCTTGCCCGCCAGCCAGGCTTCGACGTCCACCACGGCGTCGTCGATGAGCTTCTGCGTGACCTTCGGCATGGCGTACATCTCGTGGGCCGCGATCTCCCACTTGCGGACGTTCGGCGTGGCGCTGTCGTTGCGTGAGCCCATCTCGGAGACCCAGCCGGCGTCAGCGTCGCCGTCGTCGACGACGCCCTCGACCTTTTCGGTGCTGATGGTCTGCACGTCCGCGAGCTGGCGCATCACGGACTGCTCGAACAGCCGGGTGACCATGCGGCCGGCGGTCGAATTCGGCAGCAGGTACCCGCCATCCGGGTCGCTGCCGGCGCTCAGCGCCTTGCGCTCGTCCGCACTCAGCGAATCCATCGTGACGCCGACGGCCAGCTTGAAGAAGCCGCTCTTGTAGTGGTCATACGCGTCCTGCTGCATCTCGCCCGGGAAGGCCTTGCCTTTGGCCTGGTACTCGGCACGCAGCGTGGCGTTGAAGCCCTTGAGCTCTGCGGCCTTCGCCTCGGCGCCCTTGACGTCGCTACCCAGGCCGCCAGGACGGGCCGCCTTCAGCAGGATGTCGTCGATGGCCTTCTTCTGGTCGGCCAGTTCGTCCAGGACGGTGTTGATCTTGGTGAGCTTGGCCTCGATGTCGGCCACCGCCTTGCCTTCGGCCTTGGCCTTCAGCAGCTCGTCGTTGGTCTTCTTGAACAGTTCGAAAGCCTCGCCCTGCTGGTCGATGACCTTTTTGATTTCGATGAGGTCCATGGGATTTCCTTTGCGTGGTGTGGGTGTGGGTTCAGTGCTGCGACAGCAGGGCACGGCCCCGCTTGGCCAGCGATTCGCGGAGTTCCTGCTCCAGGTCGGGATCGCCCCGGCCTGATGCCGCCTTCACCCGCGCGATGAAGGTCACCGCCTGGCTCTTGCTCAGCCCTCCGACCTCACGAAGGAAGGCCTCCGCATCGGCCAGCGATGCAATTTCGTCCAGCGACTTGACCGCGGAGATGCGGGCCTTGCCGTTGGCCGGAAACGTGACAAGGCTGACCTCCAGAAGGTCGACCTTCTTGAGCGTGCGGCGCGGCTCTTCGGGCTTGCTGCGCTGCTGCCATTCCTTGGCGATGTAGCCGATCGACAGGCCGCTGATCGCCGGCCGCGGCTCCATCTTCAGTAGCGCGTAGGCCTCGCGGCCGCGCGCGGTGTCGGCCAGCTTGCCGGTCACCTTCAGGCCGACTCCGTCCTCGGCCAGGGAGGTCCAGATGCCGATGGGCGTCATGTCTTCGGCACCGAAGCCGTAGCCGCCGTGCTGCAAGAGCATCGCGGGCCAGACCTGCGACTGCGCGGAGGCGGCAAGAGACTCGGCAAACGCGCCGGGCTGAATCACGTCGCCGTAGCTGTCGACGTTGCCAAAGACGGCGCCGTATCCCTCGAACGTCATCTCTTTGGACTCGGAGGGGGCGAGCTTGAGCTCGCGCAGGCTGAAACTTGCGCGTTCGATGGCCATGCTTTCCTTTCAGGCCGGCGGCGCCAAGGCCGGCCGCAGGTTGGTTGCGACGGGCAGCTGCTGTGCAGCACCGCCCATCGGATTCAGTTCTTCCAACGCCCGGACCTCGTCCTGCGTCATCCAGGCCGGCGCGCCGCCGGACCCCAGCGCCTTTGCAAAGTACTCGGAGCGGTCCTTCATGGAGCCGCGCATCAGGCCGTTGCCCATGAACTTGGCGTAGATGCCATCGATCTCGTCCTGCTCGCTGAGCAGGTTGCAGTCGATGCTCTGCTCGAGCCGCTCCCACCAGGCCGCCAGCGTGTGCACCACGTGCGCCTGAAACATCGCCTCCGCACTGGCGTAGGTGGCCGCCTTGTCGCTGCTGAAGACCATGATCGGCATGACGCCCATCGCCCTGCAGACTTCCTCCACCTGGAAGCGGCGCGTCTCCAGATGCTGGGCGTCGACGCCGGACAGCGCCAGCGGCAGCCACTTGGCGGCTCGGTCGACGATCATCGGCAGGCCATCGTTTTCGCCCGCGTGGTTGTCTGCCAGGAACTTTCGCAGGTCCTTGTACTGCTGCGGGTTGAGCGAGCCCTCGACCGAGTAGACGCCCGGGACCCGCATGCCGTTCCTGTGCATGGCGCCCTGGCTGCTCTCCGCAGCAATCGACAGCCCCACGGCCTCGCGCGCCAGTTCCAGCGCATCCAGAGACTCCCAGCCCACCCAGCTCGGGCCCTTGACATGCCAGATCAGACTGGCGTCGAAGCGCCGCAGCTCACCGTTCCTGCCGGTCACCTCGTAGATGACCGTCATGTCGTCTTCGGCAAGCGTGGTGCGCACGCGGCCGGGCTCGAACGGGATCAGCTCCCTGATCTTGCCGCCGACGATGACCTTGTAGCAGTAGGCCCGGCCAGCCAGTGTCAGGTGCAAGCCCAGCGTCTCGCGGAACTCGAACGAGGTCTGCCACGGGTTCGGACGACGATGCAACACCCGGTAAAGAGGATGGGTCCGCGCCGGGGTACGCTGGCCGCCCTCGGTCTCGGCGAACAACTTCAGCGGCACCTGCGCGACACCGTTCGCGATCACTCGCGCGCAAGCGAACGCGGTGGCGCAGCGAATCGCCTCCTTCAATCCAACGGTCTGGCCGCTCTTGCTCGTCTTGGAGCCGTAGATCTCGCGGAACAGATCCAGCGTGGTGCTGGACTTGCGACCGAACGGCCAGAGACCTCGCCAGTTCAAGCGGCGGCCTCCCAGAACGAGCGCTCTTGCTCGGCTGCGCCGATCATTGCGCGGCTCATCGCCACGATGGCAGCCACGGCAGCGTCGATCTTGCGCTCCGCAGATGCCTTGCGCGGGAAGATGTTTTCGTTCCGGTCCTCCTGGACCTCGACGTTCGAGAACATCCACAGCGTGGCAGGGTTGCCGTCGTGATGAAATCGGCCGGCGTCGATCAGCGCGGCGATCAGCTTCATCGGCTCGCTGAGGTGACGCGTCTGCATGGGCACGTCCACCACCGTGAACCCGCCCTCCTGAAGGTTGGGCTGGATCTCGCGGCTGCCCCAGGCATCCATCGCGATCTCGTCGACGATGTGCAGCTCGGACTCAGCCTCGACGTCCTCCTGGATGCCGCGCAGGTTGATCATGTTGCCCGGTGTCTGCACCAGGTGGCCGCTGGCGACCCAGGCACGGTAATGCTCGTTCTCCGGGCGCGCGATCGCGGCCTGGGGCAACCAGTGCCGGGTGAACAGGTAGTAGTGCCAGTCGTTTTCGACCAGCCGACGGAACAGCTTGGCCCGACTGGCGATGTCGGTCTTGCTGGCAAGGTCCAGGCCAAGCCAGCAGTGCTCGCCGCGGAAGAATTCTGCGCGCAGCGTCGGGTCGCCGGCACGCTGCAGGCTCTCGAGGTTCACCCACGGGCTGGCGGCGTTGACCCACAGGTTCAGGTGCTTGGTCTTGAAGACCGCCTGCTTGCGCGGATCGCGGATGGCTTCGGCCTGGTCGCCGACGAGTTTCTCCGGATCGATCGACACGCCCAGGTTGGGGTTGGCCTTCCACAGAACCGCCGGGTCCGTCCAGTCGTCGTCGGCGTCGACCGTGTAGATGATCCCCCAGCGCCGCTCGTCGCCGATGACCTTCTCGAGCAGCTTCTGCAGCTCGCCCTGATGCGCAAAGCATGGGCCGCCGACGTTGTCGCCCGCGGTGGTGATCACGACCAGCAGGGGCTGACTGCGGGCGCCCATGCCTGTCCACATCGTGTCGTAGAGCTCGGCGGTCGCGTGCTCGTGGTACTCGTCCACCAGCGCCAGGCTGGGGCTGGCGCCGTCGCCGGGCTTGCCGATGACGGGCTCGAACTTGCTGTTGGTGTCCACCACCGCCAGATTGCTGACGTTCGGAATCACGCCGTACTCGCGACGGAAGGCTTCGTTCGCCAGAGACATCAGGCGCGCCGGTCGGAAGATCTCATGCGCCTGGTCGCGACTGGTGGCGCCGCTGTAGACCTCGGCGCCGAACTCCCGGTCCAGCGTCAAGCCGTACAGCCCGATGACGCTGGCCAGGGTGCTCTTGGCGTTCTTGCGCGGAATGAACAGGTCCGCCTTCCGGAACCGGCGCTTGCCGGTTTCGCGGTGCACCCAGCCGTAGATGCTGGCCAGGGCAAAGACCTGCCAGCCGGCCAGGCGGATGGTCTCACCGCGCGCAGCCCAGTCGCCCTTGACGTGCGGCATCAGCTCGGCGAAGCCGCAGACGCGGTTCACAGGCCGGTAGCTGCGGCCGGTGACTGCGTCCAACAGTTCAGGGTTGAACACGAAAGGGAACGTGATGTCAGCGGATGCCGCGCGGGCCAGGTCGCGCTGGTGGCGCTCGCAGGCCAGCCGCACCCACTTGCACGACGGAATGCGACCGCTGAGCACGTCGTCGACGTACTGCTCAGCGATGGCGGCGTAGTCCTTCATGCTCAGATCACAGTGCCCCGAATCCCCGGGGCGCGTCGTCGTCGCCCATGCCTGGCAGGCTGCGCTGGAGGTGGTTGCTGGTGTTCACGCGGCTGCGGCTCGCCGGGTCCAGTCCAAAGCTGGCCAAGTACTTGTGAACTTGCTCCATTGCCTTGTTGCTGATGACCCAGTGCGGGCTGTACGTCATGTGTCCGCCGGGCGTCGGCACTGTGATGCCGTCGCCGCCTTCGTAGACCTGGCCAGCGGCCTCGGCCGCTTCGCGCTTGGCGGCGGCCAACTTGACGGCACGGAAGAGCTGCTCCTCGGCCCACACGTGGCGAGCCCAGGCCTGGCAGTACAGCGCCAGCGCAGCACGGTCCAGCTTGCTGATCAAGCCGTAGCGCTCCAGCTCCGGCGTGATGCGGCGCCACTCCTTGCGCGCCTCGGGCATCAGGTGCGACGGGCAGCCCGGGATCTCGACCTCGGGCTGGAGGGAGTCCATCAGTTGGGACAGCGGCAGCTTGCTGGGGTTGCCCCGCAGCATATGCACGTTTGCCGGCAGCGGCTTGGGACCACGCGAACCACTCACCGGACTACCCCCCCCTCCGAAACCCCCGCACGAGAAAATCCGGC